CTTAATAAAGATATTTCTTCAGTAATCTTCTTAGTAGCTTCAATTACCTGGTTAGCTTGTTCCTCAGACAATTTCTTATCAGCAACAAGTTTATCTGTTTGAGATTTTATATTATTAACCTTCTCAGGTAGCAATTGCTGAATCTCTTTAATTTGAGCATTCAAAAGTCCGACTTCACCAGCTAACTTCTTAGATTTCCACTGTGCTTCAATCTTATTAAGTTCTGCCTGGCTATTCATCAAATTAGCATTCGCCAAATCAGTCACTGTCATACCAGGTGCGAAAGTAGGAGTTTGTGAGATAGACATACCACTAGCAGACGAAGAAGGAGCCGATACAGTCGGAGCTACTGTACCAGTGCCTTCAGGATCTGCAGTAGAATAACCGGCATTCTGCAAAGATCGTTTACGAAGAGAACTAGCATCAACGGCTAACTGCCTTTGATATTTGTCCTGGGCAGCTAAATTTTCAAGCTCGTAAGCATGCTGTCGAGCCATCAACTTTTTTGCATACTTCCAGTCGCGAGCTGCAGACAAGGCCGAAAAGCCTTGTCCGATAGCTCCGCTAACTAGAGAAGTAGCTGCACCTTGTGCAGTATTATTCAACAATGATGAAGGGTCAAATCCCATAACACTCAAATTTAATTATATACTTACTATGCCTTTTCAACCTTAAGAGTATCTCCGAAGGAATCAGTCTGGAACGAATCTGCAACTGGCAACTCGTAACCGGTTACCTCTACATCATTATAAAAATAGCAGACAAACTGATCATCCAAACGAGAAGTATAAATATTATCATCTGCCAAATCAAATGAAATACCAGGGAATGTATCAGTATTACCGCTTTCAACGAAAATACGATCAAAATTACCTAGCCATCTATCACGTCCAATATAACGCCAAATCTCTCCAGCTACAAATAAATCCGGACCAGGAGACATAATAGTATAGTTCTGTTTACCTTGAGTATCAACATTACGAAAAGTTGAACCAAAAGAAATAAGTTTCTGCATAGAGAATGGAAGAAGTCCACCACGAGTTGAACGCATAGACAAATCTCCATTTAAACGATCGAAACTTTGCTTGTACTCCATATAATTAGGAATATTGCCAAAGCCACCATCATATCTCAACCACTTATTTATATCATTAGTTGCAAACACAATACTCTTACGAGAGGGAAGAAGCGTGAGAGAGTCAAACTGAGGTGTATAGTAATCAAACTTACTTTTGTGGAATCCATTAGGATCGACACCCTGGCAAAAACGAGCATCCGGAACTACACAAAAAGCAGATATCAGATATCCAGCAGATGGACATGTAAAATGAAGGTTCTGACCAGCATCTGCACCTTTACCTTGTCCGGCATACTCGCCAAGAAAAGCACCATCGGGAACTTCTGCAGTAGACATCACATCAGTTATATTCAACTCCATAGTATTACTACCAATGAAATTACTCTGATGATCATCTTTATAGTCAGAACCGAAAATAGCACGCATAAATTCGGCTATCTTACCACCTATAGCAGTAGCTATATTCGTATACTGATACAGTTTCTTCAAAATATCCAACGAACTCTGATTAATACCTTGATCAGTTGACGAAGTATAAACAAAAGGTTGCTCACCAGGACTAGAAAAAGCAGACTGATTTACTCCACCTTCATCAAGATAATTAAATGAATTTTCACTCTGAGAAATTGCAGTACCAACAATATGAGCTGAAATATAGTCAGGATTCTGTGTATAATAACAAGTTGGCAGGACATCAAAAACAAAGTGAAGCAAATCACTAGAAGCCTTTGACAAAGTGTTTGCAGATTTACAAATATTCTCAAGAGTGCGGCCAGTCTGTTCAATGTACTCCATTAAGGAGAAAGCACGAGTCTGTTTCCAGGTTATATCACGCTGCACAGCAAACATATCGAACCAAGTCTTATAATATGCAACAAAACGCATAAAATCAAAAGGTGTACGATCGAAATTAAGCTGACCACCAAGACCAATCACAATCTTACGAAGATTCTTCCCAGCATCTGAAAAACGACCACAAATAAGAACAGTGAGATCAGCAGTTGCCATAGCAACCTCTGCAGGAATAAACCAATCAAACAAATCAAGATCTTTCGGATTCAAATCCTTGTAGTTTATGTAACCATTTGAATTTAAAAAAGTATACAAAAAACTACTAAAATCAGTGTTAGAAAAAGACGTACAAGATCCTACTAACTCATCTATAATTCCTTGAAAGAGTTGAACAGAAAAAGGAACAGATGAACTAAAATCTACACCTGTTAAGTTATAAGTCCCATTTACACCAGGATCAGGCATAACATCCAAATTATAACAACAGATATCAGACATACACATGCACATCAAATTCCAAAAACCAAGCTCAATAGTAGGACTTTCCTGCGGTATGTACTGAGCATATGCACCGTTATAAGGCTTACCGGCTAAGAAACTGGCCCAGGGATGCCATATATCCTCCATGGGAACAAAGTTACAGTACTGTTTCAAGAAAAGACGGCCAAAAGTAGGTTTTACAACAGGCATCAAACGAACTGCAGCTGCAGAGCGAATATTAACTGTGTCTTGTGCGACACACTCACGGAAATAATTAGGCTGATAGAAACCAAACTGTGATGTAGTCTCTGTAGTACTAGGAAGAATATGACGATACTTCTTACCAGCCTGTCTACCTATATTAACTTTCATAATATTTATTTTTTAACTTGTTCTTTAAGTTCTTCCTGATTATTCAGCAAATAATTATATAAATTATTACTGCGCTCAGTATTGTATTTTTCAAGATCTGCAGGATCTGTAATGTTCAAAAGAGACCTTGCATACTTAGGATCAATAGTAACACCGGCTTCAATGAGAGAAGTCAAAGTTACAACATCAGGATCTAACACGGTAGGAGCTATCTCTGTAGATGTACGATCTACTACCGTAGCTCTCACAAATTTCTTACCATGATCGTCAATTTCAGGCGATGCCTGGATATAAGGTTCTTTCCAATGCTGAGGAGCCGGATAAAGGGCTTGCCAACGTTTCTTAATGTCTGTCTTACGCCACATAACTAAGCAATTTTAAGTTTAAGAAGTTTTCTACGTTTACGATCTTCGTTATAAGCTTGTTCGCATTTAACGCTATATATATACTTAACCTTCTCGAAAAGCTGCAGTAGTGAATCAAAACCTTTGAACCTGGGCAAATCGTTAAAGCGTAATATATCACGCTCATTCTTCCAGATATCGTCTTTAAAACCTTCGTCTTTAAATTCCGAATCCTCAGTCAAAGACAAAGCTTCCTTATAAATCAGGAAGCAATTTTTATAAAGAACTTCTTTATTCATGTCCTGGAAGGACTTTAAATAAATCCTTCCAAGAAAATCGGCATTACGCAAGCAGCTACGATGCTGCAACGTAAATGAATATAGTGACAGCTCTTCGATAGATCGAGAACCTAACATGTTCCGGAACTCCTGCACCAGCTCCGTAGTACTGGACAGTTCGGAGCTGAAATTTTGCGAGATATCTGCAGGAGTTATACGGGCATCAAGCCAGTCGGTACTAAAGAAATGAATATAATCACTATTAAGTTTAGCAATCTTTTTGGCAAATAATTGCCTATCTCCGAAGACTTTAATACCACGCTCATTAAGAATTAAACGCTCTTTATCATCTACCTCATACAATGCTTTACGCACTATGTAACGAGGAACTCGATAAACCTTCCTACGACCTTTATC